CAGCTAAATTAGGATTGCAATAGCGGACAGCTAAATTATGGCGCGGGGCTGAAAATAAGCCGGGCTCGCCTGATAATTCCTAGGCATACAGGGGCCATGGAGGCTGACATGTGGAGCAGGTTGATGGTGCTAGGGGTTGCGCTTGCATGCGCGCCATGGGCTTCGGCCGACGTGTTCAAGTGCAAAGGGAGGAGCGGCGAGACGGTCTACTCGCAGGCCCCATGTTCCGCAGATGCGGCCCCAATGAAGCTGCGGTCGAACCGCGCTGCCACGGAGAGTTCGGGCGAGGCTGCAAATCGCGCGGCGGTGTACCAAACGACAGAGCTTGCTGATGCAGGCATCGCCGAACGCAACTGCTTGTCCTCGGAGCAGAGCAGGATCTACGGCCTGGTCAACGCCCGGGGGCAGGATGTGTCGCGTCAGATCGCCGCGCTGAACCGTGAACTGGCTACGGCAAGGAACAACCTTGCCGGCGCCACTTATGCATCTGGGATACGGTCTCAGATTGCTAGCTTGCAGCAAGCCCAGACAGCTGACAGGATTTCTGCGGACAGCCAGATGGCCGAGGCAAGGAAGCGGTGCGGTGACGCTCGGGCTGAGCGAGAGCGAGCAACGCGGGAAAAATACTCGGGTGCCAGCACGCCGTAAGTGTGGGCGCATTGCGCGCCCACTTGCTCTGGTTCAGGGTCACGCGTCCTGGATGGAAATGTCCCGGATGAAGCCAGCCTCATCCAACGGAACTCCGTCCATGCAGCATTCCCTCGCGGCTTCCATTTCTCGGTGCAGACGCACAAGCGCGTCGTTTTCAAGGCAGTCGATGCCTGGCGTGTTGAACGTTGCCTGATCGATCAAGCAACCCAGGTTGTAGTGATCGCGGAGCCAGCGGATACGCCGGAGGATGCTGTCTCGCGTCACGCCATCGATGGTCGATGGCCTAGGGTTCTCGACCAGACGCAGCTTGGGCCTTTGCCCATCACGCCTTGCGACGCGCTGAGCGATCACCTGGGCCAATGCTTCGAGTGTCCCCGCGGCTGGGGGCTCCTTCTTCTGCTTCTCCATCCTTCTCCCTGAGCCTTTGCGCAAGCGCCTTGCTGAAGTCGATCAGGTTGTCGGGTGTTACCGTTGCCTCGCCTCGCTGATAGAGGTACTCGTAGGCATAAGCCAGCGGAGTACCGTCTTCTTCATTGCTGAAGTCATCAATTCCGAGGTTGGCGAAGGTTAGCCTCACAAGCCTAATCGCGGAGGCGATGATCTCAGGGTCGATTCGCAGATCCTGAGAAACAGCAGCGGCCCCAGCACCAGCGTCGTCGTCGGACCTCGGCTGGTCCAGCCAGCCATGGGATAGCCCGGCCGCGCGTTCAATCTTGCGCGCGACGTCATCGCCCATCTTCTTGCCGTTCAATAGCTGGTTCAGATAGGAAGGCGCCATGTCCAGGTGGATGGCGATCGCTTTCTGCGTCCCCAATTGGGGTTTTAGCGTGGCGACCAGGGCCTGGAGGTTGAGGTGTCTGGCGGTGATGGCATCCATACGCCAAGCGTAGCTAGTAGCTAAACAGCAAAGTTGCGCTGGAAGCTTGACAAGCGGGTTTAGCTCCGGGCTAAATACTTGCCCTATGGACCTACTCACCTTCATTTCGGACCCCGAACGTAAGCGGCGCCTCGCTGCCTTGACCGGCAGTTCTGAGGGATACCTGTGGCAGTGCGCGACCGGATGGAGGAACAAGAAGCCCAGCCCGATCTTGGCGCGAAAGATTCAGCTGGCATCGGTCGAGATCGGTGCCGCGCTGGGTTGCGAGCCGTTGGCGCTCGCCGCGATCCGTCCCGACATTTGGCCGGCTGAAACCGCATGAGCACCTCGGCAGACATGAGCCGGGTTTGCGGGCGCAAACAGCACCGCTACCACTCCGCCGACGCCTGCTGCGGCGTCATAGGTACGGACAGCGGTGAAGCGCATGCGCTGCGGGAAACTGATGATCTCTGCCATGCGGTCAATGTTGTCCCCGCCGCAGTCAGCTTTTCCACGATGATCGATGGCGCATTTCAGGGGGCCGCATGACGTGCCGTCGCTCTGACCTCTACTGGCGGGACGCGCTGCACAACGCAGTGACCCGTGCTCCTGGGGGGCTGCAGGACGCGGCCGCGCACATTAGCAAGCGCCGTGGCAAGTCGATCTCGGCGGAAACACTGAGGAAGAAGCTCAGGGGCGTCGATGGCGAGTCCGTTTCGATGGAGATGGCCGAGATCCTGACGGATTACCTGCAGCTATTCGTCGGTACGCAGGAGATTGCAACTGACTGGGTCTGCTCCCTTGCTGCCCAGTACGACCTGATGGTCGATTACGTACCGCCGCCGCCGCAGGGTGGTTGGCCTGACGAGCTGGCCGCGATCCAGGCGAAGCTGCTGGAACTGCACAAGCTCACGGGGGCGTTGGCTGGTGCGGGCATCGATGCGATAGCGGATCAACGCCTCAGCGTTCCCGAGGCAGATCGAATCCAAGACCTTTCGCGCGAGGTGCGCAAGCTCTGCTACCGCTTGGAGCGCAATGCGTGCCGTGCGGCTGGGCAGCAGGGGACGGAGGACTGACGTGGGTACGGACCACGCCCATCGATCCAAGTATCGAAGGCGTGGCCTACCCAGCGCATCTGCGCGGCAAGCCATGGAACTCGCAGCCCTAGCGCTGACTGATGCAGTGCCCGGGTTGATTGGTGAAGAAGCAATGGCAGAGCGCGAGCGCATCCGCCAAGAAACCGAACGTAGAGATAGCGCCCAGCGCCAGCTCGATGAAGGAGGTATCCGTTGGGTGTGAATCGATGTCTGCACCAGGCCCTGCTGATTGCCCGTCAGCCACGGGCAGAATGGCGCGCACAGATCGAGCAGATCGCAGAAACCTGCCAGGCGCCAGGCGTTTGTACAGGTGGCGTTGGCTGCCGGCAGCGAATTGCCGAGTACCTGCGGGTGCAGTGGTGGATGATCGAGCGTCGCGAATCCCTAGTCGCGAGGCGCCGCTGATGGCGAGCAGTTGCGTAGACACCGATGCAGTACGCGAGTCGGCAAACATCGCTGATGTCATCGGCCGTTACGTCAAGCTCAGGCCGGCCGGTCGTGGGGAGTACAGCGGGCTATGCCCGTTTCACGATGAGTCCTCGCCGAGCTTTACTGTCAACGAAGTCAAAGGCTTCTACCACTGCTTCGGCTGCGGCGCGCATGACGACGTGATCGGCTTCCTGGTGCATTACCTGCAGATCGGATTCCTTGAGGCGTGTGCGCAGCTCAATGGCGGTCAGTTGGGCGTCGCGACAGAGCGAGAGAAGCTCCCGAGCCAAGAGTCATTGCGGGTGAAGTGGGTGCCCATCCTGCCCGTGCCTGACGATGCCCCCGCTTTGCTTACTGACAGCGGTTGGACGGTGCCCATCTGGAACGCCAAGCGCGACAAGCTCCGCAGGATGAAGCCGGCAAGAGTGTTTCCCTACCGCAACGCGGAAGGAAAAATTCTTGGGTACGTGCTGCGTTGTGAATTCATCGAACACGACAGCCGCAAGCTAAAGAAGTGGACGCCGCAAGTGACCTGGTGCGTCGGACCGGCTGGGCAGAAGCAGTGGTGCCTTGAGAGCTTTCCAGGGGCGCGGCCGCTGTATGGGCTGGATGCCCTGGGTGCGAAACCCGACGCGCCAGTGTTGATCCCAGAGGGCGAGAAGTGTCGGGACGTTGCGGCACGTGCGTTTCCGGGATACGCGGCAATCAGCTGGGCGGGAGGCGGAAAGGCCGTCACGAAAGCGGACTGGTCGCCACTGGCCGGCCGGGATTGTGTGCTCTGGCCCGATGCCGACGTTCCTGGGCAGCAGGCAATGTTGGGGTGGAGGAACGATGCCAATCAGTTCAAGCCGGGAGTCGCCCAGCTGCTGAAGCGGGCAGGGGCGAGATCGATCCGCTTTGTTGATGTGACGGGCCAACCCGATGGTTGGGACATTGCGGATGCACTGGAACGCGATGGCTGGACGCCCCGGCAGCTCGCCGCTTGGGCGGCGAATCGGGTGGTTGAGGTCGATGTGGTGGCTGCCAATGGCGCATGACAGGAGGCTGGAGGAACGTCTGCTGCACTCCAACGCGAAGCTTGCTCGCGCCTACCGGCTTGCAGCGCAGGCCGCTCTGGATAACCCATATGAGCACTCTCGGCGCTTGCGCAGGGAGCGGGCAAGAGAATACCTGCGCCTGGCGCGGGGCTACGAAAAGGCAATGCGGAAATGAGCGTGGGCACAAGGCGCAGGATGACAGTGATCGATGGTGGCGGTGCGCCACCGCCAGGCGGTGGCGGGGTAGACCCCAATGCCTGGAAGGAGCACCTCACTAGAAATCGCGATGGAAATGTCGAGGGCACGCTGCACAACCTGATTCTGATCATGGAGAACGACGATCGGCTTAAGGGGCTTTGGTGGCTCAACGACTCCAGCAATCAGGTGAAGCTGCACCGAGATCCACCGTGGACGGGTGGAAGCAGGGATGAGTTCATCGACTCGGATGCCTACGAGCTGGCGGCGTGGCTGCAACACCCGGATCGCTACTGGATGAAGTGCAGCGATGATCTGGTGCTGAAGGCTGTCATCGCTGTCGCGCGCCGGCACCGCCGTCATCCCATCAAGGACTACCTCGGTGCCTTGCAATGGGATGGAGTGCCCCGCGTCGAACGCATGCTCGTTGAGCTTTTCGGTGCGGCG